AACTCCCGCCAGGCGCGCTGTTCATGGGCCTCGCAACCGTCATAGCCCCACCACTCGTCGAAATACACGTAGGTTCCGACACGCAGGTGCGGACCGATGTACTGAAGGGCGGTGGCTGTCGATGAATACAGATCACAGTCGAATGACACCAGGCCGATGTAGCCGAGTGCGTCGAAGTCGTAGCCGGGCAGGGTGTCGGCGAACCAGCCTTCCACGATGGAGGCGTTGTCGACCTGGGGAATCCCGAAGGCCAGCGAGTACTTCCGGAAGCCGGGACGCCAGTACTCGGGCAGCCCTTTGCCGGAGTCGAACCCGACCACCGGCATGTGCCGGGCGATGACGCGGGTGGAGGTACCCGACCCGACCCCGAACTCCACTGCGACCCCCGACGGCAGCAGGTCCACCGCGTGCTGTAACGCCCAGTAGGGCTTGCCGGTGTCGACGATGGCCGGTCCCAGGCCGAAGTCCTGGTCACTGTGGTCAGTGCGGTACGGCACGAACCTCGGTCGCGGCTTCTGCCACTGAATCCCGGTGCACTCGAATATGCGGCGGCGGCGACTCGACGGGAAGGTCGACCCGGTACGCACCTCAGCCCACAGCTTGTCCGAGCCGATCACGTCCGGATACGGCTGGCTGGTCAGCCCAGCCTCGTGAATGCGCATCTGCCACTCGACATGCTCGCCACCCCACGCGCCGTAGGCCGGGTCGAACCCGCCGACCTCATCGACGGCGCTGCGATGTACGTACAGCATCACGCCGCGCGGGAACTCGACGTGGTAGTGCTTGTCGTCGTAGATGCGGCTGCCGGGGTTGCGGCCGACGTTGGGCCACTGGTACCCCAGGTGCAGCTCCGGCGACTCGACGTAGGGGCGCCACCAGTCGGGCTGCGTCGGGAACACGTCATCGTCGGCCAGGAACAGGTGCTCGCATCCGGCGTCGACGAGGGCGGCGATGAGCTGGTTCTGCGCCATCGCCACCCCCATGCGCACGTCGTTGCGGATCACCCGGTACACCGAGCCGCCCGTCGCATCGAGGTCGCCGGTCAGCGGCTGATCGGAGGCGTCGTCGACGACCACGCACACGCTGCCCTCGGGCATGAACCGTCGCCACTGCCGGAAGGTGCGCTCGAACAGCGCGCGACGATTCCGGGTTTTGATCCCGACACCGATCACGGTCAGTCCATCCCGCCGGTCAGCCGCGCGGCGGCACTCTCGCTGTGCAGACGCTCCATCGCCCTGGCCTCGCTCGGCTCCATCACCCTGCTGCGGATCATGATCTCGTACGCCTGCGCGCGTTCCAGCAACGACGGGCGGGTGTAGTCGTCGCGGTTGAGTTCCAGAGTCTGGCCGGGCGGCAGCGCCCAGGCGTCCAGCGCGCCCATCACCGCCGTCGCCTTCGGTCGCAGACTGGAGCGGTCGTGGAACGAGAACAGCTGCTCGATGTTGGAGTAGGTCAGCGACCCGGTCGCGCCGGGCAGGCCGACCAGGAACGGCGGCACGCCGAGCAGGATCGCGATGCGCGCCTCGCTGAACTGGGTCAGCTCCATCAGGCTCAGGTCTTGAGCGCTCATGGAGTTGGCCTGGTGCAGTTCAGCGCCGCCCGACACCAGCGCCGGATGCCCGGCGTAGCGTGACCGCGACTCGATCCAGCGGTCCATCAGGTCGCGGGCCTCCGACTCGGAGATGCGCCGCTCCACCCTGAGCCAGTACAGCGGCACGCCGCCGGTCTCGGTCAGGTTCTTGACGTAGCGTTCCAGCAACCCGATGGTCACTATCCGCGCGCCTGCGGCCTCCAGCGGCCCGTGGCCGTGGGCGTCGTCGGTGGTGCCCTGGTAGCGGATGTGCAGGATCTCGTTGGTGACGTCGATGCCGCCGACCTTGTAGGTGCGGCCACGCGACCCGCTGATGTCGACGTTAACCAGCCACGGCGGGATCACCCGGAAGCGGATCGGGTAGCCCCGGCCATCGTGGGCCATCGGCAGCACGAACGCCTCGCCAAGGTGATAGTCCCAGAACAGCTGCTTGGCGAACTCCGTCCACGACGAATACACCGTCGGGTCGGGATTGGACATCCAGTCGGTCGAGTTGATGATACGACCGTTGCGCATCCGGTACACCGGCATCGACGCCAGGATCGACGCGTTGAGGTCGATGCAGGCCCAGGCCACGTCGATGAGCTTGTTGAGCCGGGTCTGCGCGCTCACGTAGTTGGGCGTCTGCCAGGACGCCGGATACCCCGACCACGCCGACGGCTGAATCCAGGGCAGCGACCGCCCCTCGGCGGGAATCTCCTTGAGCGCCGAGACGTCGAGCATGTCCGGATCGCCGGGCCGGTACTCGCTCTGCGGCGGCGGCGGCTGCGGCACACTGGGTGGCTCACCCTTAATCCAGGTCCAGAAAGAGATAAGACCACCTCCTAATGCTGGGATGATTCTAGGCTGTTCAACTTTTGAACACCCCTCACAGCAACACCGGCATCGGGGCGGCCACCATCCCCCACCGATACAGCGCGCAGGCACAGGCCACAGCCGGTGACAGGTTCACGCTGTAGTTGCGGCGGTCGAACACCTCCACTTCGCCGGACGTGATGAACCGCGTCTTGGTCATCAGCATTGCCATGTTCAGCTCGTCCTGGTTGACATGACAAATCGTCTTGTTCTTGATCGCCTCCTGGAGGCAGACGTAGGACGCGCCGATATCGGAGGGGCCGAGCTTCTTGTACTCGATGGAGGCTTCGACCAGGTCAGGCTCCAACGCTCGCGCGGCACCGCCGGTGATGGCCACCTCGACGATGTCGCGGCTCTCGATCAGCGACCGGACCCTGCTCACCGCTTCGGCGGCTGTCGTCTCGGTGGCCATGAGCAACACCTTCTCACCCTCGTCGGTGTCGATGGCTCCCGCCGCGCCGATCCAGCAGTGCCGCCGGTCCGGACTCATGTCGATGACCAGCGCGGCGCGCTGCGGCGTGTCGGCGCCCCGGTCGGCCAACTTCGCCCAGGCGTCGATGTCGAACGCCGATGTCTCTTCGGCGTCCCACAGTCCCAGCGCCTCGCGCCGGAAACCGTCGTCGTCGAGGCGACGGCGGAGCCGCTGAATCGACACCAGCGGGGTTCGGTGCGGTGCTGACGGGTTGGCCTTGAGCCACTGCTCGGGGTCGTCGAGGTCGGCGATGTCGTCGTCGGCACCGATCTCAACCCACGCCAGGTCAGTGGCCTCACCGGTGGCGGCCTCCTGGCGCAGCACCCGGAACACCTCGGAGTTGTCGGTGGGCTTGGGTGGGGTGCCCACGTAGACGTGCAGGCCCAGCCGCGAGGTGTTCATCGTGGCGAGCATGTCCTGCATGGCCCGCTGGGTCATGATCTGCCCCTCGTCGTTGACGAGCACGTCGACGCCGGGGATGCCTCGACCGAAGCCGCGCTCGCGGGCGCCGAACAGGATGCGGCTGCCGTTGGTGAACACGACCGCTTCGTCGCCGGAGCCGGTGTAGACGTTGCGGATGAACGGTTTGATCCGTTCGCGCTTGCAGTAGGACTGCACGGCCAGGAACGTCTCGGAGTTGGTCTTGACGTGGTGGCTGGTCCAGATGGCCAGCAGGCCGGGGAACTCCACGCACAGCCCGAACAGCACGCAGGTCACTGTGTGTGTGTTGTGCGTGGCGATGAGGTCTCGTCCGGCGAGGAACAGCCCATCCTCGGAGTCGACCTTGATGCAGCGCACCGGGCGGGTGGCGACCCGCTCAATCGAGGCGATCGACACGGCGAACCTGCCCTTGCCGCCGTCTGCGGCGCCGACCTTCTCGGCTTTGCGTGGCAGCCGGAAAGGGTTGCGCCCGTCGACGAGCTTCGGGGTGAACCCGACCCGGTACTTCGTCCCGTAGTCGCGGCCATTCAGCTTGGCCTTGCCTTCGCGGAGAACGGCCCTCCAGCCCAGTGACCGGGCCAGGAACAGCACGCCGTCGGCGAGGTCTTTGGTCATGGAGGTGAACTCGACGATGCCGCGCTTCTCGATGGTCCCGTCAGTGTCGAGCAGGCCCTGCAGCAGGGCGAGCCGCTGGTCGGCGGAGCTGGTCAGGTACTGCTCGGGGATGTGCTTGTCGTTGAGGACGCCGAGTTCGCGCAGCGCGGTGCGCAGACCGCCCGGAATGTTGATGCACCAGCGTGTGCTGCCGCCATGCGTGTCCAGTCGGGCCGATGGGGTGAATCCTGCGGACTCCACCTCGGCGAGCCAATGCTCGACATCCTGATCGCCACAGGTCAACTGCGCGCCGGACGCCGCACCGTTGCCCAGCCATGCCCCCAGCAGGTACGGGTCGATCGGCAGATCGGCCTCGGGCAGGCCCTCGATGCATTCCTGTCGAGGCAGCCCGAAGCGGTACTCCCGCGTTTGATACGCCCTGCCGTCAGTGACGACCTGGCGGGTGCTGCCGTAGCGGTCTAGTCCGGCGTCGAGAATCTCGACGGTGGTCATCACGCGGTCCCGGCGCTGCTTCCTGTCGTACACGGCCCACAGGTGCTCGGCGTCGGCGACTACAGTGCGGCCGTCGGTGGTGGTCACCTCGTAGCAGTCATGGTTGTAGTGCACGGGATGCACCTCAGTCACAGCCACTGCGCGCCCCGACGGGTGGAACACCTGATCGCCCACCTGAATGTTTGCCATGGTTGACCATCCACCCGTTGTGAGCAGCGGCGTTTCCACGTCCAGGCATTTGCCGACCTGGCGACAGATGCACAGCCCGAACCCGCCGACGGTGTGGGCGATCACGCCGTCGGCGCGGTGGGCGAGCATCAGCCCGGCGGCACCGTCCTGCCAGCGATCCAGGGTCAGGCCGAGTCGCTCACCGGCGGTTGCGCGGACCCTCGGCCAGTACGAGCCGGTGATGCCGCTGGGCACCGCCAGCCTCTTGGCGACCTCGGAGAGTTTGCGATTGCGCCGGGCCTCGATTTCCTCAGATGTCAGCTGAGGGGTCCCAGTCTTCACCGGGGCTGAATCCACTGGACTCACCACCTTCCTTAGCTCGGCGCTCTTCCAGCTCCCGAATCTCTTTGACCACGTCCTGCAAGCGTCGGGTCAGCGGGGACAGGTCGCGCATCGGACAGTCCTCGATGGCCTCCGACAGCCGGTTGCGCAGGGCGTACAACAGCTTCAACTCGTCACCGGTGGCAGCGGCTGCGGCTACCGTCATTCCCTCGGCGGGGTCTTCCTCACTCATCTCGCCCTCCTATGCGACTTCTTCCCAGTCGAGATTGCGGAACCGTCCACTCGGCAGCTCCGCTGGGGGTTCCTCGACGCGAATCGTGACCTCCAGGTCGCGACCGTTCCAGGCGAAGTTGCGCATCGCGATGAGCCCCGCGATGGTGTAGGCGCTGGAATTGAGCCCCGCAGGGGCGGGGGTCAACAGGACGGTGCCACGCGGCGCGGAGTCGGAGACCTGCACCGGAATACCGCCCAACTCCATCGGCGCCATCGCCCCGTTCAGTCGAAGGCCGCCGCCGGAGGCGACATCCCAGTTCATGGCGATCCCTTTCCTGACTCTGACGAATCGAAGAAGCCCAGCGCGGCGGGTGGGCGCGCGACTCGACTCTGCCTGACCTTTTCCTCGGCCCTGACCTGGGCCATTGGCCTGGCCCCTCGGCGCATGTTGCACGGCTGACAGGCGCCGCGCAGATTGCGGCGCTCGTATTTGAGGTCGGGCCGGTCCCGCACCGGGATGATGTGGTCGGCCGTGGTGGAGATTATGGTGCAGCAGCCCAAACGTAGGCGGCACAGCGGCTCCTCCTTGACCACCTGATCGCGCAGCTTGCGCCACTTCGCACTGGTCAGCTGCCCGCCAGAGCGGCGGCGCCGCTTGCGTGGTACTCCACTTGCATTGACCATCCGTCCACTCCTGTCGTCGCGTGAATAGTCACGCCCCGACCCATGAGGGTCGCATCGACCATTGCAATCATGATGGCCTTCATCCACGGCTCGGGCTGAGCATCCGGCTTGATGAGGTCGCGGAAGAAGTCGGGCGGGGTGGCCCGCCACTCGTTCAGCTCGCCGTCGAACTCGACCTTGTCGTCAATGGTGATGCAGACCCGGCTCATGACTTCCTCTCGTGGGGGCACTCCGGCTCCCGGTTGGCCAGCCCCTCGATCAGCTGCTTGCCGCTGACGGTGACGTGCGGGTTGTTGGTGACTGTCAGGACGGCCAGCGGATCGGTGCGCTGAGTGTCGCACCCGCAGTGCACGGTGACCACCCGGTGCGGGGTGGCCGCGTTGGCGACCCGCATCTCGGTGGCCTGACCTTTCTCGATGATCTCGTGCTCCTCTTCGATGAGGGCAACGACCGCCTCGGCCAGCAGGTTGGCGGTGCCTTCGGCTAGCTCGACCATCTCCGGCGGCATCCCGGTGGTGCGGAAGATCGACAGGACCACCGGGGTTGGTGGCCGTTCCTCTGTCCCAGGATGCACAAGCGTCCCCTCGCGTAATGCATTTGCGATGCGCTCGGCAATCTTTTTGTTGATCATTGGTTCAAAATTAGCGGCGCGCCTTGCGTAATGTCAACGACAGTGATGCTTTACCCTGCATCTGTGTCTACCAACCGATGGAACGGAGCAAGGTGCTCCCGGCGACTCGATCTGCCGTGGACATCAGACACCACGCCCTCGCCGGAGGACAGGAAGACGATGGCGGCGATCTGCGCTGACTGCCCGCTGACCACCCAGTGCGCGCTACACGCCCTCAGCGACGACATCCCCGGCGGGTTCTACGCCGGGGTCTGGCTGCCGTGGCCCACCGCCGCCGCGTCGTCGTACGGGTCCCGGCGCAGCGCCCGAGCAGCGCTGCGCCGGGTCGTCACTGTGTAACCCAGATCGTGGTGCCCTCGATCTGCCTGATCCACCCCTGGCTGACGGCGTAGTCCAACGCACCCTTGACCAGACTCCGATCGCGCGGCGTGATGCTGTTGGTCAAATCGCGGTTGGTGATGCCGTCAGGCATCGCCCGGCGAATCCGACCGACCACGTTATCGAGCACCCGCTGCACCCGCGCCGTCTGCTCCTCGACCTTGCTCAACTCGGCGGCAGCGTTCTCCACACCTTTGAGCTGGCCGCGCTCCCTCGACTCGTCCATCTTCGAGGAGCGGTACTTGTCGACCGTGCGCGCCCGCCACCAGTCAGACACGTTGGCCGCGATGCCCGCCAGCCGCCAGTCCTCCAGCGTCATGTTGAGCCGACCGTCGAGGAACGCCAACGCGAACGCGAACTTCTCCCGGCAGAACAGGGCGTGCCCGTCGAGCGCGTTGTCGTCGCCGCGCGCCCGCGCCACCGCAGCGGCACGGATCTCGTTGCTGACCTCCACGGGAATCTCGACGTTGCCCAACTGCTGAGCCATGCGCCACTCCGGCGCCAAGTTGGGCGTCAACGTCAAGTCCTGCCCGACAGCGTCGACCGGCCACGGGTCAGCGTCCAACGACAGCCGCCGGTCGGTGCCGGGGAACCACATGAACCGCTGCGGAGTGCCGCCGCCACCGTCATCCAGCAGCGCGCCCGCGCGGGTCGGCTGCACCAGCGCGATCAGCGTCATGCGGTAGGTGTGCGCGGCGACAGCCTCGCTCTGCCGACCCCGATAGGTCAGCGCCAGATCCTCGCCGGAGAACCCCTGCCGCAGAATGCTCATCGTGGTCTGGCCGGATCGGCCCACCATCGCGCCCAGGGTGTCGATCTCAGGCACCTCGAACATCACCGACACCACCGGCGGCGGCGGGTTGTCGCCCTTGCCGGGAGCGCGGTTATAGCACTCGATCATGCCCTCACCCGACCCGATGCCGCGCACCAGCACCTGCCCGCCGACGAGCTGCTTGGCCACCGTCATCGCCGCGCCTTTGCCCGATCCGGACTTGCCGACGATGGCGGCGAACCAGTTCAGCGATCCGCGTCCGCCGATCACCGGTGGCAAGGTGATGGTGGGCGGGACCAGTGCCAGCGCGCGGCCCACGCAGCAGGCGAACACCGCCCACGGCGAGGTCATCCGGCTCAACGCGGCCTTGAACACCAGTTCATGCTGTGGCCGCGCAGTCCAGAAGTCCTCCTCCAGCGCCTCCAGCTCGTCGCCGCTGCTAGGATCAGGAGGTCCGGAGATGTTGGCGTCGTTCGTCTCCGGATCGACGGCCCCGACATTTTCTGCCCGGCTCGCGTTGGCTTCCTGAGTGTCGGGGTCGTCGGCTGCCGGGGTGTTCAACTGTTGAACACCGTCCATGATCCGGCGAAACCAGTCCAGGATTCCCGGCTGGGCCAGCTCGCGGGCCACGTTCTTGTTGGTCACCATCCGGTTGAACTCGTCAACCGCCTGATCCGGCGTGCGCGAGTTGTCGATGCTGGTGACCGCGACGAACACCTGCCGCAACTGGGTCAGCGCCGTCTCGACGCCGGACTGACCCTCCCGACCCAGCCGCAGTAGCGCCAGCACATGCCGCAGGCAGGTGTCGTGCCTGCTCATGCCCGGCATGTTCAGCTCTTTGATCGCCTGCACCAGGCGCGCGGCCACCATCGGACTCATGTCCCCGCCGGTCACCGCGCTGCGAGTGTCGAACTCGTCGCCGATCTCCAGCGACCGGGGAGTCAGCTTCAACCCCTCCAGCCACGACTGCGGCAACTCCGGGATGTCCTCAATCGACGGAATGCCCAGCAGCTGCCCCTTGGAGTTGCGCCACCAGTAGCTGCGCCCCTCGGGGTGAATCGACGGCCAGCACACCACGTAGCGGTGGTGCCGTTGGATGACCTCGATGTCCCCGATGCTCAACTCGGGGAACACGATGACATCCTCGAGCAGGGTGTTGGGCGGCACGCGGAACAGCCGCAACCCGCTGACGGTGTCGTCTTCGCGGCTCGACGACTGCGGCCCGTCCGGTAGTGGACCCCAGCGCCGCACCGCCTCGGCGAACGCCGCGCCGCCGGTCTTGGCGCCATAGGCGTCGACGTCGATACCGATCACCCCGTCAGGCAGCCGCAGGCAGACGTTGCCGTCGGGGTACTGCTCGCTCCACTCCAGCAGGTCGGCGAACGACGGGTCGACGCCGTTGTATCCGGTGAAGCCCTTCGGCGGTGGCCACTTCGCTCCCCGTTTCAGGGGCAGGACGCCACGCCAACCCTTGTCCCAGTAGGCCTGAGCCGCGTCGGCGTAGCCGAGCGTCTGCTCCTCGGGCTGTGACACCGACATCCCCTTACTCTGCGCCGCGCTCGAAACCAGCCTGATACGCCAGGGCCTTGTCGTTCTCGTAGTCGTC